CCCGACGCATCTTCGCGTGCATACCGAACGCGAGGAGGTGCTCCGCGATGCCCCGAAGGTGGAATGGTGTGCCATCGAAGACCTGGGCATCCCCTCCGATGCGCCCACCGATTTGAACGAGGCCCATCACGTGATTCACCGCTATTACCTGAGTCTCGATCAAATCCGCCGAAAAGTCCGCTTGAAGATTTTTGAGGAGCTGACCGAGGAGGAGTGGAAAGACCTCGAAGCACTGGCCGCCACGGGCGGCCCCGTGGACGAGACGGCGGGACCGAAGACCGAACGGGAAACCATCACCGGGGCGCAAGAGACCGACCGCCAGGGCGAGCCCGAGCGGATTGAACTCCTCGACGGGTACTACCCGTGGGACGTGAATGACGACGACCTCGAGGAAGAAACGCTCACGACGATCTGCGCCGACAAGCCCTCCCTAGTGTTGCGTGTGAAACGGCTGGAGACGATCTTCCGCCATGGGCAGCGGCCCTTTGTGGCGTGGCAGCTCTTCCCCGTGCCCGATAGCTTCTGGGCGCTCGGGGTCCCGCAGATTCTCGACGGCCTCCAGACCGAATTCAACGCCATGCATAATCAGCGGGTCGACGCGGGCACCCTCGCGAATACCCCCTACGGGTGGTATGTGCCCTCGGCGGGCTATGCCGCCGAGAAGCAACCGCTGGAGCCGGGCTTTCTCCACCCGGTGGACGACATCAATGCCGTCAAGATGGCCACCCCCGCGAACTGGACGGCCTGGAGCGAGCGCGAGGAAGTGGGGCTCTGGGCGCTCGTGGAACGGCGCACGAAGGTCTCCGACCTCACCCTGGGCCGGATCGGCGAATCCCAAGGCCCGAGCCGCACGGCCACGGGCGTCCAGCAACTCTCCGCGCAGCAGGCCATGGGCTTCGACATCCTCATTCGCCGGGTCCAGCATTCCTTCCGGCTTTTGCTCAAGCAGATTCTCGCGCTCTATCGGCAGTACCTCCCGCCGGGGAAACAGGTCCGGGTCCTCGGGCGGTTCGGGGCGCTCGAGGCCGTCGTCAGCCGCCAGGATCTCCAGACCGACTTCGATTTGGTTTTTTCGGGCAATGCCCTCTCCACCGACCGCGACCTCGAACGCCAGGCGTTCGCGTTTCTCTCCGGCCAAATCATGCAGCCGCAGGTGATCGGGATGCTCGGCCAGATGGGCGTGATGTCCCCGCCGGGCGTGGCGATGTGGTTCAAGCATTTGCTGAAAGTCTTCGATGTGCCCGACCGCGACCGGATGATCCAGGTGCCGGAGACGCCCGAGATCCTCTCGCCGGACGCCGTGGTGAGCCGCCTCCTGTCGGGCGAGCGGGTGCTCCCCATCCCCGGCGAGGATCATGCCGGGGTGCTGCGTAAGATTGAATCCCTGTTCCAACCGGAGATGGCCCCCGGCCTCACGCCGGAGCACTGGGTGGTGCTCTCGGAACAGATCCCGCTGCGCCAAGCGGCCTTGATGCAGCAGCAGATGATGCAGCAGCAGGCGATGCAGCAGCAGGCCATGATGGGGGCGATGGGCCAAGGCATGCCGCCGGGGCCGATGGGGATGCGGCCCCAAGGCCCGCCGTCGTGGAATGGGCCGGGACCCATGCCGATGCCCGCAGGAGTCCCGAATGGATGACGAGTTGCTGGACTTCTTCACGCATCCCGCGTGGCGGCGCGTCCAGGAGGTGTTGGACCTCACGATTCGTGATTATAAGGAGCAGGCGGCGCGCGAGCCCGAGGAGCATTTGCGAAAGCTCGGGCGACTTGAAGGGGCAGAACATCTGCTCGGTCGCCTGCACGCCCTGAGAAGGGACGGGAAGTAAGTGATGAGGATCACTCGACAAGATAAACGATTTATCAAACATTTCAAGCTCGATTTTTTGACCTTTCGCTACGCAAAGGCGATTCGTCGCCAAGAGTATGCCCTGGAAGCCCGTCTTCGAACGGCATTGAGCACACGAAAGGATCAAAACAATGGCTGAGCCAGAGAAGCCGGTCTCGCAAGAGGACGAGGAGACCAAGTTCAAGGCGCGCTTGAAGGCCGACTACGGCATTGAGGACGCGCCAGAACAGTACCGGGAGAAGACGACGCGCTGGGGGCAGGTGGAGCAGCTCGCCGCCCAGCAGCATCAGGCGCTCCTGGAGCACCAGCAGGCCCTCCAGCAGGCCGCCGAGCGTCTCGTGGCCCGAGACGTGGCCGCCGCGCGGGCGACGGACCCCCCGCCGAAACTCGACAGCGAGGACGAGTTGCGCGAACTGTCGCGGATTGATCCCTATAGCGGGATGCAGAAACTCCTCGCGCGGGAGCGGGCGCAATGGCAATCGCTCATGGCCCGTGGCTTTCAGCAGATTCACGGCACGGTGCAATCCTCACTCGGCCCGGTCGCGGACACCGTGCTCTCCGAGCAACGCGCTAAAACGGAAAGCGCCTTGCAGCAGGCGTATCCCGAAGCCTATGAGACGGACTCGGATCTCCACCGGATGACGCAACAGATTTATTGGAGTGAAACGCCGCCCCAGGAGCGCACGTCCCCGCTGGCCATGGTCTCGGCCGTGGAACGCGCCGCCGGGCGGCTGGGGATTGCCCCGATGGCCCGCCGTGGCAGCCGCGCAGATCGGGCCGAGTCCAGTGACGCGCAATCGGCCGAGCGGGGTGCCCGCCGGCCACGGGAGCGCGAGGAGGAGATGCCGAAATTGACGGAGAAAGAAGAGACGCTCGCGGAGGACATGGGACTCGATAAGAAGATTTACGCGAAACAGAAGAAGGAATGGACGGGACGCTTGAAAGCGATGAAAGAAGGAGCCCGGCGATGACGACGACGCAGGGACCGAAGATCGGACGGCGTAAGCCGTTGACCCCCGGGGCGGAAGGCCCGCCCCTCGAGGCGCGGCCCCAGATGGATGAGGATCTTCCGGCCGGGCCGATCGTGACGGAGATGACGGATTTGGAGTATGACCAAGCCTTTGGCGGGGTGCCCGAACCGCCCAAGATCGTGCTGGAGCACCTCCGCCAGCGGGATCTCGTGTGGCGGTGGCTCTCCACCGAGCAGGTGAAGTATCACGGCATGCGCGATTACGCCGGGTATTCATTGTCCACCACCGAACGCGCGTGGATTCAATCGCATGTGGCGTTGGGCTGGCGCCTCGGCGTGGACAATCTCCTCTGGTGGCATGAAGGCAGCTTTCTCGGCGCGGCCCCTCGGGCGCGCGTGGAGGCCCGCCAGCGGATGACCCGACGGCGCACGAACGAGCAGACCAAAGCCTCGCACCAGCCCCTCGCGGCGTATCAAGAGGCCGTGAAGCGGGCGGGCGGGAAAATCATGTACCACACCGTCGAAGAGACGGTGCAACGAGGAGAATAACCCATGGCCAATACTGATAATCCGAACGGCGCGTCTCCCGCCAGTCGCGTCCTCCGGATGACGCTCTATCCGAAGAGCACCGCGGCCGCGATCTACAAAGGCGATTTCGTGACCATCCCCGCGGCCGGGAAAGTCGCGGCCGTGACGGCGGGCCTCGCGGAAGTGCTGGGCGTCTCCGTCGGGCACGCGCTCGCGGCCGATACTGAGATCCTGGTCTATGACGATCCCGACCAGACGTACTACATCCAGGATGACGGGGACGGCGGCACCCTGGCCGCCGCTGATGTGGGCCTCAACGCTGACATCGTGGCGACGGCGGGGAATACCACGTTCTTGAAGTCGCAGATGGAACTCGACACGAGCTCGAAGCAGACCACGACGCAGCAGCTCCGCCTCCTGGGGAAACACCCCTCGGATAGCTGGGCCAAGCAGGTCCGCTGCCTCGTGGTCATCAACGAACACGTCTACGCGAAAAAGACCGCCGGCATCTAACAAGGCGAGAGGAGCACCGACATGGCATCAGGGGTTCAGGTTCGGAACGACTTCCCCGACATCTTCGCCTCGCTCCTGCCGGCGATCGACACGATCTACTTGCAGGATTTCGATGAGCCGAAGGTGGACTGGGAACAGCTCTTCACGATGAAGAAGTCCACACGGCAGTTCGAGAACAACACGGGCTTTACCGGGTTCCCGACCGTGGGGACCGTGGGGGAAGGCGAGGACTACCCGCTCTACTCCGTGGCCCAGTTGTACGACAAGAAGTTCACGCACACGAAGTTCGGGGGCGCGTGGGCGGTCACGGAAGAGATGGAGGACGACGATCAATACGAGTTGGTCGCCAGCATGGCCCGAAAGTTCAAGCGGTCCTTTCGGTTTACGCGAGAGGTGAACTTCTCGAACGTGTTCAACAACGCGAACTCGGCCACGGAGCTCTCTGCCGACGGGTCGAATGTGCTGGCCACGCATACGCTCTTTAACGCCAGCACGAAGTCGAACCTGGCGGCGACGGATTTCGGCGTGGCGTCGGCGCAGACGATGTTTGACCACTTCGCCAGCCTCACGGATGACCAGGGGATTCGGATCGGGTTGCGGCCCTGGGCGATCGTTGCCAATCCGGCGATGCGTTGGGTGATCGGCGAGGTGATGCGCTCCTCGCTCAAGCCGTACACCACCGACAACGAGAAGAACATCCTGAACGAGATGGACCTGAAGGAAATCTACTGGCCGGAGATCACCGACACGGACGCCTGGTACGTGGTGGTCAAACCGAGCACGATGGATGGCAACGGCCTCCGGGCCTACAATCGCCAGCCCTTCACCACCTCCACGGACTTCCAAATCTCGAATACCACCATGCTCTCGGTGGGACGCGGGCGGTGGAGCCGGGGCGTGATTGATTGGCGCGCGATGTACGGAAGCCCGGGTGCATAATAGAATCAATAACATACGACACACCTA